TGCGCTTGAGACATTTGCCCCACCAACGTAAATAACTCCACCAGAGGAATTATGCAAATTTAATTTAATTGGATTTGCGTCTGCCTTTTTAATAAGAACTGCTGTAGAAGCATTCGTTGCTATGAAGCCACTTGTTAATGCCATTATTTAACCTCGTAAACCGTTGCTGGATCTTGCGGGTCAATCTGCGCAACTTGTTGCAGTTGTGTTGATGGAACTCCTGTATGTGAGATTGCTGGAAGTCCAAGAGCTGTAAGAACACTTGCTGGATCAAAACCTGTTTGCACAAGTCTTGTAGCCATAGATACACGCTTGTCTTGTTCAACAACATTTGCTTGAGACAAATCAATGTTTGCAAGAGGCACACGGAACTGGTCGCCTGCATCAACTGGTCGTAAGTCCTCAAAACGTCTAACATCATTAACAGAATAGAAACCTGCCTGTAAACCTATTGAGTAACCTTGAATGCGAGTTGTGAAATCTCCACGCAGTAAACCATCAACATTGAATTTTAAGAACGCTTCTGCTGGCAGCAAAGTTGAGTAGGCTTCTTCAAGTTTTTGAATATATGGTCTTAGTGTGTGAACAACAAAGTTAATGTTGTTTTGTTCAACTGATGCGTAAGATTGTGCGCCAGGTGTTGTGACACCAATCATATGAGGTGGGACACGGAACAAACGTGCAATAGATTCAACTTGAAACTTTTGTGATTCCAACATTTGTGCTTCATCAGGGTTCACACCAGTTTTAGTGAACTTTGCACCCCCAGACAAAATGCCAGTCTTATGTGCTTTTCTGAAACCTTTATGTGTTGAATCAAAACTGTTTTGTAAAGACTTCGCTTGTTCTGGTGTTAAATTACCTGGGTATTCGATAACACCTGAAGTTGTTGCACCTTGACCAAAGAAACGTGCAGCGAAAGATTGCATAGATGAAGCAAGACCAAGATTTTCTTTTAATTCTGTGACACGAGATAAACCTCTTAAAGCACCAGGTTTACGAATCTCAGTAATGTGCAACATATCTCTTGCAGATACTTTTCCTGACTCTGCACCATCAATCAAATATTCCATTTCACGAGTTGCAGGGTTTCTTTGAACTGTTACACGTTGTGGATCAAGGCAAACAAGATTGGCTACATCACCACGACCATCACGGTAAACGCGAATGAACGCGTTGCCATCAAGAAGTAAAGAAACAAGTGCTTGTTGGTAATGTTCTGTTCTTAGTAAATCAACATCAGGTTTTTGTACCCAGGCTGGTCTTGGTCGGTAAGGAACACGATTGCCGTCTATGCGAACATATGAATCAACTGGAAGTGTTGAAATGGTGTCTGATATTAAAAGCACACAAGCATAAAATGGTGTGATTTTCATTGAACTGTTTTCATCAACGACTGCACCTGAGTCAGTTGTGAAAGCGTAAGAATCACCAGCACCCCAAATTGATTGGAATGAGATAGCGCGTTTGTCTAGATTAAAAAGATTATTTAACATTACTTACTTCTCTCAAGGGAAAGACCAACAAGAACAAAAGAGATGCCCAAAGCTGTGATGCCTGCTGGAACAAAGATTGAACCTAATCCTGCTGAAATTATTATTAAACCGACTGCTTGAATAATGGATGGAAGCAAAATACTCCTTATACAAAAAACTGTGGAATCAAAGGCTCAGGTTCGTTTCGAGAAACTGTTGCCCTATCAAATGCAATGATACTAGCAACTGCGGCATCTATCTTGCGAGGTGAGCCACGGTGTTCCTTAACAATCCTTGGCCCAAGTCTATCAACTTTAACAACAGCGTTAGAAATGTGACGAGCTAATAAACCATTACCGTCTTGTGTAAGTTTTTCTGAAACAACAGCATCATAAAACTTTGCGCACGCTGGAATCATACGAGAAGCAGAAGTTGATGGCCATTCAACAACAGGTAAACCAGCATCTTGTAGAACTTGCATACTTCGTTGCCAACGGAAAGGGTCACAAGCAATTTCTTTAACATTGTGATATTTGCAAAACTCAATAATTGAATTTTCAACCTCAAGTGAGTCCACACGCCAATCATCTGTGTCCTCTGGTTGTTTCTCCCAAGCCTGAACCATAAAAACGTGTGGCTCATCTTCAATAGTTACACCAATAATTACAGAAGCATCACCAGAGAACGAACCATCAAAACCAAGAATCACAGGTGTATCTTTATCAATTTCTTTCTTGACAAATCTTGAATCCCAAGCACCATTAGGCAACCACGCTGTTTGAGAAGAAACCCAAGCATTAGTTCGTTTTGTACGAAACTCAGCTTCAGGTGTACGTTTCACAGCTGACTCAAAATCTTCAACAGAGTTCAAATCACCAAAGGCGGGGTTAGCAAGTTTCCAAGTCTCAGGGTCACGGTGGTCTGACTCAACAGGAGCTTCCCACCAAGCCATAAAGAAAGATGCATCAATAACTTCACCGCGAGAAACCTTTTGACCGTACTGGTACAAGTTGTAAGCAATTGAATCTTGACCTGTCATATCTGTTTTAACACCAGCAGTTGTTATAGCTAAAAGTAAAGGCTCACGTCTAGCACCCATACCAAGTTGCATAACATCAAACAGTTCACGATTCGGTAAAGCGTGTAGCTCATCCATAATTACAAGTGTTGGAGACAAACCCTCTTTGGTATAAGCCTCAGAAGAAAGAACACGATAAACAGAACCAGTAGACGGAATCTCAATCGCATCACGATACAACTTCGCTTGAGCTAACAATTCTGGTTCAGCTTCAATCATTCTTTTAGCATCACCAAAAACAATTCTTGCCTGGTCTCTATCAGCAGCACAAGAATAAATTTCCCCGCCACTCTCTCCCATAAATAAACCCCACAAGGCAATGCCTGATGACATAGCCGATTTGCCATTCTTACGAGCCATACCAACAAGAGCTGTACGGTGCTTAAACATTCCATCTTCACGAACAGCAAAAACATTATTTAATAACTCAGACTGCCAATCACGCAAAACCAAAGGCTCACCAGCACGACCAGCAACCGTGTCTTTAGTTTGAATACATAAAGCATTAACAAAATCTGTAACCTGCCAACCACGCGACTCAGCTAATTCCTGTTCAGTAACAGGTGTGACCCATCGAGGTGGCCAGCCTTTAATCTCTAGGTTTGTTTTGTTGTTCACGCAGAGCCTCTAGTTTAGAAATCTTTTTAACCTCAGCAACACCAAGTCTTGAACGATCAGTCGGTGTGAAACCAAGCAAAGAAAGGTTAGCAATCAATTGTCTTTCTAAATCGCGTAAACCTTTGCGTTCCTCTGGTCGGTTATCTTGCAAAACTTTGATACGCAAATTCCAACGCTCATCAACCATTTCACAAGTCATAAGCAATAGCTCAATATCTGTTTGAGGGCTTAACCAGGTTTGACCCATAGTCCAAGTTCTATTCCACAAAGCTTTAGCAGCCTCAGTAACAATAGGTCTTGGTGGTTCAGGCACTTCATACATTGATGGCAAAAGAACAAGTGAACCCTCAGTTGGTAAAGGTCGTTTACCAGGATTACCGAGCGCACGTTTTTGTTCAATTGGTTTGGGTGGTCTGCCCATATTTGCCATTTATTGTTCCAAGCGTGTGGCTTCTAGTCCTGTTTCTTTTTCTAGTCTATCAAGTATGACATCAACATAATATGGGTCAAGTTCTATTCCTAAACCAATTCTTTTACTTCTTGCAGCAGCGATAATGGTTGAACCTGAACCTGCAAATGGGTCAATGACAACATCTTTTTCTTTAGTCCATCTGTTTATTATTTCTTGAAGTAATTGAATAGGTTTTTGTGTTGGGTGTTGTCTAATTGATTTATCCACTGAAAATGCTCCAGCGTGGAAGAATCTTAATAAATCTCTTTTATGTTTTTGTTTAGACCAACATAATTCAAACGCTGAACCAATCATTGTGTCAGAATTTTCATTTCTCTTATCCCAAACTAACCAAGAACCTGATAAATCATTTTCTAAAATTGTTGAACGATAGTAGTCTGCCCCAAACCAAAATTGTTCTTTCACTTGATTAAAATAACTATATAAATATGAAGCATCAAAAGGTTTATCATCATTTTGAACTGGTTTATATTTAGAACCTTTAACACCTTTTAATTGAGCATTATTTGAACCAGTTATTTTTGACCAATCTGTATCAAGATTTATTCCATAAGGCGGATCAGTTAAAACACAATCAACTTTTAATGAACCAATTAATTTATCAAGATTAGTTTTATCTTGAGAATCACCACAAAGAATCCTATGTTCACCTACTTGCCACAAGTCACCTAACTTAGAACGAGTGGGTTTGTCCTCATCAAAACTTAAAGACTCATCATCATCCAAATCACCAGTCGGATTCATTGGCTCAAAACCAAACTCAGACACATCCCAACCAACAGCATCCAACTCAACCAACTGATCAGCCAAGACTTTTGCATCCCACTCAGCTAGTTCAGCAGTCCTATTATCTGCAAGGGCATAAGCCTTAACCTGCTCGGCAGACCAATCAGCAGGAATACGAACAACATCAATCTCAGACCAACCCAAAGACTTAGCAGCCTCAAGAGTTCCATTACCAGCCACAACCACATTTGCACCAGTAACCACAATCGGTTTACGCTGACCAAACAACCTAAGACTTCCCTCAATAGAAGCCAGGTTCTTAGAATCGTGTCTGCGTGCATTGGTAGGGTCTAAAGACAATGAAGAAATCAAAACAGATTCAAGGCGCAAGTTTGTCATACGCTTATGTTAGCAGTTTTTCAATTTTGGACTTTCGCGACACTGCGCGAGCAATAG